TTATTCCCCGACTCTGTCCCGCAGTGAAGGCCGATGGCGACGCTGACGGTCATTTGCGAGGCCTAGTTTAATATATTGAACACGGATCACACCACAAGCTTTGCATCGGGTCGAGCGCATTTTGTGCCTCCTGTGTTATCAATATGTAGCATGGTCACATGTAACATAATGATATATCTATATATTAATCATTCAATGCAATGTCATGGGGCAGGGGTGGGGCAAAATAAGATAGTTTTTGGTTCAAAAGCGCTACCTGTTCCGTGTTTTTCTCTGCCATCCATTTCCCGTAAACCTTATAAACCATCTGTGCATCGGCATGGCCCATTTGTGTGGCAATAAAGTTCGGGTTTGCGCCAGCTGAAAGAGACCAGCAAGCGTAAGTATGTCTCGTTTGATAGGCGTTTCGGTGTCTCAGACCGGCCCGCTTTATATGAGCATCCCAAATTTTCTTTATCGACCCGACTGCATAATGGTCCCCTGCAAGGTAGTTTCGCCCTGTTAGTCGTGGATCAAACACAAACGTACATTCGTGCTTTTCCCTTCGCCCGTACTCCCGTAGGTTTACTTCTACTTCATGCTGTTTACCAAACCTTGTCATCTCTGCCTGACTGCGGAGTGCTTCTATTGCAGGTTCAATCAGGAAAACAACTCTGTTCGTTCCAGCCTTAGTTTTTGGCATGGTAAATTCATTTGTAGGGGTAAAGTTCCTCCTGATCATCATCGTTCCCGCTTTCAGGTCGATATCCTCCCAGGCAAGTGAAACCAACTCCCCATGCCGAATGCCGGTGTATACTGCAAGGGCCCAGATGTTCCTGATCTGCGTATGCTTGCAGCTATCAAGCAGTCGAAGAAACTCATCTCTCGAAAGAGGATCGGGGTCTGGGCGACTTCTTGTCAAAGCTGATATACCGTTAAACGGGTTTTCTGCCGTGTACCCACTCGCTACAGCAAAACTGAACATTCCTGAAATAGTGGTCATGTAGTTGTTAACGGTGGGTACCGTTCTTCCTTTTGATGGTTTATGCCCTTTTTTAGGCACCTTCCACCCGGTCAGAAGTTCCTTTCTTATCAGCAGCAAATCCTCCCTGTTAACTGAGGAAATGAACCTGTCAGCGCCGATCCTTGGCACCATGTTTTTTACAATGGACTCATAACCAACAAATCCGTTGCTGCTCATCTCAATCCGTTTGAGTTCAAGCCATTTCTCAGCTATTTCCTTTACTGTTATTTCCTTTTTCTCAACCCCAAATTTTTTCAGGTTAAGAGATTCGGGAAACTGACTGGCATAGTTGAAGTTACCCATTTTGATTGCGAAACAAACTGAACTTCTTAGCTCACCTGCCGTCTTTCTGTTTTTTGGTGTATCAGGAACGCCAAGGTTTTCCCTGACCCTGACACCTTGATAAATGAACCATATACGAAGCGATCCGCCATGGTTCTCAACGCCAGTTGGATATGACGATTTGGCCATTCTTCCTCCCTAGCGCCCAAGAGCATGTTAAGAATATCGCTTTCAGCATGAATGAGCACCTGGCTGTTTCGACGACTGGCGCTCTATCCACTGATTTATCGCTTCCAGGTTATACATACATTGGCTGTTCGGGTTTGGATCACCATCAGGTGATACATGCATATATTCTCGGCCAACGAACCAGGAGTTCTTTCTGGCTCTTTCAATTGTCCCAGAACGAAGACCGGTAATTTCTGTGAGTTTTTTTTCTGTAACCCACTTGTTAGGTACCAGTTGAATTACGTCGCTCATAAGCTCTCCTGAATCAGGCCGCGCGCTGGGCGCGCAGCTTTTTAATATGCTCACTCTGCTCCAGTTCGGCGCGTATCTGGTGCGCCTCTTCGGGTGAGAGCGGTTCGAAGTCGGTATTAAATCTGTCAATGCTTGCCGTGTTGATCCGACCCTGACGCCAGTAGCGCACCGTCTGGCTGTCGCAACTGTGGATTAGCACCGGCCATCCGTGGCTATCTGCGAATATCTGGCCGCGCTGAATAAGCTTGAACACCTGTCACCTCCGATGCTTTCCGCGTTCTTCAGCCTCTTCCTGGCAGGAGGCGCAGCGCTGACATCCCGCCACTGCCTCCCGGCGCCTTTCTGGTATTCCTTCCCCGCAATCCACACAATGAATAGCCGAAACTGCGTTATGGTCGATACGATACTTCGCTATGGCGGCTTCACGCTGCAGCTCTTCGAGTTCGTTGGCCTGATCGATAATCTCTGCGCTCATGCTGGACCGCCTTCACTCTTTTCAGCTTCAATCGCCATCTGCTCAAGTTTTCGTGAAAGCTCGGCAGACAGAGACTGGAACTCTTCCTCTGTCGCAACTGGGATCGGCACAAAACGGATACCGATATGAGCGAGGCCATTTGCGGCTTCAAGGCATTTCCTTAAATCAACGGGAGAGGCTCTGTTCATGCTGCACCGCCTTCAATGCGCTTAAACGAAATGACCCAAACCCAGGGATTGGCATTCCAACTATCTGAGCCGTAGATTGATGCCCACAGGCGCGCGAACACATCAGCTGCGCAATCGCCACTCTTCATGTCGGCGGTACTGCACCCTTCGCGTATCGCATCGACGTCACTGATACTCTTCAGTCGCTCCACGCGCACATCGGTGATTTCCAGCGTGATGCGGCTGGCCCAGCGCGGCATATGGATTGATGGGCGCCAGCGGCAATGCAGTTCATCATCGGCATCGTAAAACTCGGGCGCAGGCACGCCGTCAGCCTTGTAAACACAAAACTCTGGCGTCTCAAAAGGAGTTGAGTCTTTGCAATAGATATCCATCAGGTCGAAATCGAATAGCGGCCCCTGAAACGTCTCGCGCACCCAGATACGGTCGCCGACAGCGCCGAACGGGCACGGATGCCAGTAATCGCATACGTTCTCTGCATCTTCGCTCCAGGGCCATTTACTACCGTCTTCACGCTCAGCGATTTCAGTAGCACGAGTCTGCCTCCATTTGATGGGGCGGCGCGTCTGCGTCTTCCGACCATCCAGCAGCGCCCGCACCATCTCCCCGTTAAAAATCATTCCGCGTTCTTTCATGATTCCACTCCATAGCGGCCGCTAAGCCGACCAATAACACTGACAAATTTGACTAAACTGACGCCCATAGGCCGGACCTTCTCGTAGTGCTTGCGAAGGATGGGGGGGCATACAGCGTTCCACTTCGGTTTAGGCTTTGCGCTCATCGCTTTGGTTAGCTCTTCTGCGCAGCGACGAGCCTGGGCGCGGAGGATGTTTTCTTTCTCTTCTGGCGTCATTGGAGTGGCTCCTCATAAATCCGCTGAAGGTTTAATTTTTCAGCCAGCGCTTGTTCGGCTCGCGCGCCTGCAGACAATTCCCAGCCATGAAGCAGGTAGATGGCGTGAGCACATCGCAACATGGCCAGACATATATCCATGTATTCGAACTGACTGAGCCCATCCGGAAGCGTCGCGGGGTTCAGCACTACATGTCCGTCACTTTTGAGTACGGCAGCAGCTTCATGAAAGGAAGGGCGGTTAAATTCGGGAAAGCCGGTCATCGGCCCAGCGATGTAAATTTTCATGCTGCCTCCCGCTTAGTGATTAATCGGGCACCGAAACTCATCAGAGCATCACGCTCAACGGTAGTGAATTGGCAGTGAGTGCGCGGGTAGGGATGCCAGATAATCAGCATTGACCCTTTGTTGTTTCCGCTGACAGGCTTCCCGGATACCGGATTGATGAAAGCCAGGCGACCGCCGACGATGAATCGCACTTCGCTGGCCGTCGCAATAGCCTCCCGGAACCAGCCGACAGACGTATCAGCCGGAACTAACATCACAGTGCCGATCTGGTTTTTGGATTCTGCTGCAGCCTTCTGAACAAAGGGCGTGATATCGCTGTACGGTGGGTTAAGCCATGCATAACCGGGAGCCACAAGGAAGTCAGCCCACGGGATAGTCAGCGTGTTCTGCTGTTCCGTGATATAGCGGTTGCACAGCGCATTATCAGATGATGCGGCCGCGTCCAGTGTCAGGCAAAACTCAGCATCCAGAGCGACGAACAGAGGGATCGGCGTCTGCCAAAGGTTGCGTTGCTCAACAGGTGTTTTGCTTCCGGTGTAGTCAGTCATTGCGCACCTCTTTTCATGTCCAGCTCTTCAGCCAGTCGCTGAGCTTTTAGCGGGTTACTAACCACATCGCCCCACGGAGTCAGCCAGCCTTTCTTTTCTTTCAGGTAGGGAAGGCGCACCGCGCCAACCCTGATATCGTCCTGAGCGTGTTTCATGCTCACCTGCCAACTCTAGAACGGGATATCGTCGTCAAAATCAGGCGGGTTTTGACGGTTCTGAGCATGCTGATTGGCAGCCTGTTGAAGTCTGGAGGTTGGAACTGAGTTAGGGTTTTGCGTATAGGGGTTTGCGCCTGCCTGCGGACGCGCTCCGCCAGAGAACTGCGTGTTGCCCGGAGCGCGCTCATCTTTGTCTTTCATCGACTGCTCAAGGGCACTGATAGCTGTTGCCGGCTCGTTTTCGCTATGCTCTGCATAAGTGCGACGCGTACCTGGCTGGAACACATGGCGAACCTCGAATTTATAGCCATCAGATCCGTCACCTTTGGAGTAGAGGACTTTCTGCAGGAAGAGGCCAACTTTCTTACCTTCCAGGGCAGGGCAATGCCACTCAGTGCCTTCAGTAGTCTGGATCTGTTCAGGTTGAGCGTTCTTTACTTGCGCAGCCCAGAGGATGGCCGAAATTAAGCCCATGCCGAAGGTCTGCTGACCATCTTTCCCGATAAAGTTGATGCGAAGGTAGTTCGCTTTTGCTCCGTTACTATCAAGGCTCAGCTCAAGCGCCTGGGACTGGCTACCATCTTTTCCGAAGGTGTAAATTGCAGAGGCGATTACACCCTCATATGCGCCGGTTTCGCTGATGCCGCCAGTGCTGCCAGCTTTCTTAGCCATAGATGCTGCTTCGGTGTTCCATACAAAAGACATTGGTTGGCTCATGGTGGTGATCCTTATAATTCGGTCATAAATTCGGTGATAGCGACGTCAACGGCTTTCAGGTCGTTATCCATTTCTGTTAGCCCCGGAAACAGGTCCGGCGGCGCTTTGGCGGTGTCGTTGTCGTCACCCTTAATCAAAAAAACATGCTTCCCGTCTTTCTTGATGGCTCGCAGGACGATGGAAAAATAGCCCTCCGGCGTAAGCTTTTCGTTCAGCATCTTGCCGGTGGTCTTCATCCTGATTTTCCCTTCCGACTCTTCGGTATGAGCCAGGAAGTAAACCCGGAAGTCATCCGGAAGCCGGGTGGCCGCCATGATGATTTGCCAGACGTGATCGGCCATTTCGGTATATTTCTGATATCCGGTCTGGTATGCGCGCATCATGTTTTCGTGCTGCATAACGACCTGAAAATCGTCTATAACCAGAACCCGGCGATTCTTCGAAAGAACCATGCGGTTTATGGAATCCAGTACCGCATCCCAGGCATCAAAACGGATGATGTTTCCGCGCTGCACAGAGCCATCCGGTAACTCTTTACCGTTCAGCTTCCAGCCAGTGGCGCGGTACGGAAGCATCTTCGGAATGCATTGCAGCAGGATCACTTCGTCAGGCGTGAAGTTGCGCAGGCTGTACGACTTGCCGGAGCCGCTATCGCCAAGAATGAGCACAGGCGTTCCCATATCAGGCTCCTTTCAACCAGTGTTTGATGGTGAACAGAATGTCTTCATCGTCACTGTTACTGGACAGCCAGCGGAGATAACCCGGATCGACTTTTGCTATCTCTTCAAAGGACAGGCCTTTGTGCTTACCGAATCGGATCGCCTTCATCAGCGAAGGGCTATTTGCGATGGTGCGCATTTCTCCCATCGTCCACTTAGCCAGGCGGCCCATGTACAGCAGGAGCTCGGCGGTTACGTAGCAGTCGTATAGCGCCCGATGCGCGTACAGGCCTTCTGGCAGATAAGGCTTCAAACCCAGGCGGTAACGCATGTACTGGTTACCGTGACTCTCAAATTCCGGGTACTGGGTGCGAGCCAGCTTCAGGGTGCAAATCCAGGGAGCGTCTATCTGGGGAAGCTTTGACTTATCGAATTTTGCGTTGTGAGCAACATACGCATCAGCGCCCAGGTAACGTCCAATCACTTCGTTAATCAGTGGGGCGTCAGCGACCATATCTTCAGTGATGTGATGTATCGCCATCGCTTCGAAGCTGATCGCCTCTAATGGGCGGACAAAGTCGCTCATTGGGTTGCAGATAGTGCCGTCGACGATATCCACGCTGGCAATCTCCAGAACGCTACCTTCCAAGCTGGTCGTTTCGGTATCAATGACTCGCAACATTTTTCATCTCCGTGTGTGCGTCGTTAATTGCATCAAATTCAGCCAGCTGGTTAGCGGCGCTTTCGAGGTCTTCAGGCTGCAGGCCAAAGGCGACGATCACCCATGCCAGCGCCAGCATTCCGTTTTGTTGGCTTACCATTTCGTTCTCCGTCCAGCTTTCTGGCGCCCGGGGTGTTTGATGAAATATTTCTCAGCACACCCGCTGTCGTCGCAGAAATGAGCCTGCCGGGTGGTCATGTAATTAGTGATGGAGCGGACAACGCAGTCTTTCGGATGGCGCAGGGCGAAGCAGAGCTCGCACTGAACCGCGTTGAGGTGTTCGGTGGCAGTAGAGAGGAAAATCTTTTCCTCAAAGCTGCCCTGCACACCGCGAGAATCGACATAGTCGACCATGGTCTGAGCGATGCCAGCTGAGTTGGTAAATGACCCGCGACCTACCAGTTTCACGATGTGGCCGCCGAGTTTCAGTCGGGTGCCAGCAGGTAAAGAGGCGAGACGATCGGCGGTTAAGCGTGGTAATGGTTGCATGGTTTAACCCTCCAAAAGGTTGTGAAAATCCCGGCACCGTATTGGCTGCCTAATGGCTTAATTAAATTTGCGTTCCGGTTAGTGCGTTCCGGCCGGCACCAGGTTTGGCAGCAGCTCACGCGCTTCAAAGCACTGGCGGATATGCCGTAAGTTTCCCTGCGGTTCGAACCAGAAGGTTTCGTTCAGGTAGTCGCGAGAAACCTTCCAGGTGGCGCCAGTTTTAGCGTTGCGCATCATCACTGCACGACCGTTGTTTGGAATTGGCTTAGCCATGAAATACCTCCCATAGAGACGCAACAAACTTGAATGCCGCCACCCATACCGGAATCATCAGCAGGAGGACGATTGTCAGTGAACGAATGCCGTTTCTGCTCATGCGACACCGCCAGGAAGCAGACATAACGCACTTACCACCAGAACGCCGGCCACGATTGCGAACGCGTTTGCCAGGAACTTAAACCACTCGGATTTATCTTCTTCACGGATCATTCTTCGCACTCCGCAGATTCTGGCTCATTAAGCCATTCAGGACGGGAACCCTTGCTGATGTAGAAGTCGATAACATCCAGCAGGCGAGGGTAGAACTTCAGCGCGCGGCGGCCGTCCATTTCGGCAATGTCTCGTTTAGAAAACTGGCGCCAGTCTTCGATTTTGTGGTTCTGGCATCCGGCGCGGATATATTCTCCATTCGTAATCGTGATGGGGTATTCCATGCCCATAATGATGAAGGTGAGATCTGGCAGGTTGGCACCGCACAGGTCGGCACCGCTCAGGTCGGCACCGCGCAGGTTGGCACTGCTCAGGTTGGCATCGCTCAGGTTGGCACCGCTCAGGTTGGCACCGCGCAGGTTGGCACTGCTCAGGTTGGCACCGCTCAGGTTGGCACCGCACAGGTCGGCACCGCTCAGGTCGGCACCGCGCAGGTTGGCACTGCTCAGGTTGGCATCGCTCAGGTTGGCACCGCGCAGGTTGGCACTGCTCAGGTTGGCATCGCTCAGGTTGGCACCGCTCAGGTTGGCACCGCGCAGGTTGGCACTGCTCAGGTTGGCACCGCTCAGGTTGGCACCGCACAGGTTGGCACCGCGCAGGTCGGCACCGCGCAGGTTGGCACTGCTCAGGTTGGCATCGCTCAGGTTGGCACCGCTCAGGTTGGCACCGCGCAGGTCGGCACCGCGCAGGTTGGCACTGCTCAGGTTGGCACCGCTCAGGTTGGCACCGCACAGGTTGGCACCGCGCAGGTCGGCACCGCGCAGGTTGGCACTGCTCAGGTTGGCACCGCTCAGGTTGGCACCGCACAGGTTGGCACCGCGCAGGTCGGCACCGCGCAGGTTGGCACTGCTCAGGTTGGCACCGCTCAGGTTGGCACCGCACAGGTTGGCACCGCGCAGGTCGGCACCGCGCAGGTTGGCACTGCTCAGGTTGGCACCGCTCAGGTTGGCACCGCTCAGGTTGGCACCGCGCAGGTTGGCACCGCGCAGGTTGGCACTGCTCAGGTTGGCACCGCTCAGGTTGGCACCGCGCAGGTTGGCACCGCGCAGGTCGGCACGATCGCCGCGCAGGCGGAAGGACTCAACCCATACCTTATGCTCGTCTAAAATTTTCTGAAGATCTGAAGTATTCATCTCACCCTCAAGCCTTATCGCGGCTAACGGAACGTTGTTACGACTTCCCGGCGTTGCCGGTGTTGTTTGGATGAGTTGATAATGTACTAATGGTTCATCATTGTAAAGTACCAAAAGTACATTTTAATTGAATTGAAAGTTCACTAAGACTTAACGCTATGAACATTAAGTATATTTAGTTTTTATTAATATCTATTTGGAGGGCGCCGGCGTTTGAGAAGAGCCGGCGTTTTAGAGAATTAAAGATTGGCTATCCGTGCTTGCGGTAGGTCTGCGGCATGCTTCCTATTATCTTCCCAAACACGAAAACTCGGTTCATTTCGTCTTTCTCGATCGGGTCCCATGCTGCGTAGCTCTTGTTGTCTGAGATAACCAGCAGCTTGTCTTTCATCTTTTGAAGCCGCTTAACATGCGCGGTCTCATCGTACAGGAATGCGTAAATACCGTCCCCATCGAAGCTCTTAATGCTGATGTCGACAAACAGCAGATCTCCTGGCTCAATCGTTCCCGACATGCTGTCGCCGCGAACGTTGATGATGCGGATGTTTTCCGACTTGCGTCCATCGAACATAGCGCGAGCATCTTCAGGGGCGTACTCCACAGAGCGAAGCACTTCAACGAACTCCCTATTGACCACCCCAGGGCCGGCACTCATTGCAATATCTAGAACATCGATTTTAAAGCTGTCGGGTGATTGTGATAAGTGGCCTGCCTCTATGCCATCAGATGGGCTGTCACCAAGGAGGAAGGATGAAGACGTGCCAATGAGCGCTGCCAATTCCTGCAGCGTCCCACGTCTCGGTATTGACTCTCCGTTAAACCATTTGCTGACCGCTTTCGGTGTCAATTTCATCCTCTTCGCTATATCAGCTTGACGACCATGTGACTGCAAACCGGCTTTATCGCAGGCTAGCGCAAGCCTCTTGGAGAATTCTTTTCGCGCTTTTTCTTCCTGAACCATGGGTTCAATCATAATACCACTTGCGTGAACTATCAGTTCCGACATAATATGTACCTACAGTTCATTTTCGAGGATTAAAAATGGCAGCATCCAGCCTCAGCGAAATCATCAAGAAAATCCGCGTACCAGTTGTCGCTAAAGCTTGTGGCCGCACCCCGAGAGCCATTTACAAATGGATCGGTAGCGGCAGCCTTCCAAGAACTGACTACACAGGCGAGACGAAGTATGCGGAAAAGATAGCAAGCGCCTCTGAAGGTCAGTACACCGCCGATCAGATCTTGGAAGTTAGCAAACCAAAAGCCGTCTAAAAGGCGGCTATTCCAAACAACACCAGAGGAACTATCACAAATGGAAAGTGCAATAGCTCGCAAGTTAGAACCGCCGATCCTCAACCCGATTGAGCTGGAAGGGGTTCTACTCAACCGCCTTTCTTCAATCGGGCAGAAGGTTTACGCAGAGCTGCTGTGTATCAGTGAATCCACAGTCAGCCGCAGGAAAGGAGAAGGGCATTTCGCTGACATAGCAAAAGAGTTGTCAGTTTTGGGTCTGCAGGTTGTCCCGCCTGAGGCGGTAGTTGTTTCCCGGCATTACCTGCAGTCAGTAGAGACGCTGGCGGATATCGGATTACGGGCTGAGCGTAAGCGGCCTGGCCCGCTGGGATGGGACTAATGAAGGGTAGAAAAGACGAAAGCCGCAGTGCTGACACACCAACGGCTTTCAGGCGAATTAACTGGATCAATTCACAGGAGTAATTATGGCAGAACCCAACACGATTCACACATTGTTTTTGCCGTTATCAATGGAGAAAGAGGTGCAGACACATCTCGATATCCCTGATGGGGTTCGTAGTGAAGGCTGGGTTTATGTTCTGACAAACCCATACATGCCAGGCATCTACAAGATCGGGATGACAACAAATGAACCTGAATTCCGGGCTAATCAGATATCTCAGGGAACAGGTATACCGGCGCCGTTTGAGGTGAGCGAGGCCTATTTCTCAGAAAATCCAAAGCAGGACGAGCAGGACATTCATGAGTACCTGTCTGACTTCAGAATCAATCAGAGCAGAGAGTTTTTCCAGTGCTCTGGAGAAGACGTTGAAGAAGCGTTCAGCGCTGCAGGGTTAGTCCGTAGAACATCGTCAGCTGAAGAGCTTGCTGACCGGTTCAATGTCGTCTGCTTCGAAACCGAAAAAAGGTTCTCTCTGGAAGAGATGCTTGATGACCTGGACCTCCACGTTTTTGGCTGCAAGTTCGCAGCGACTAAGCGCCTGGTCGAGATTGCAAAATCCTACATTGATCACTTCCAACGCCTTGGGTGCTCCATCGTTTTCATGGACGGCAGAGCAATACCGATGCTTACAGAATTTGAGCAACAAAGAAGTGCGCACATTAAAGCCTGCAATGCGGCTGGTGCGTATGGTCCTCAAAAACCATTGGAGTTTTAAATGGCCAGATCCCGAAACATCAAGCCCGGCTTTTTCACAAATGATGAGCTTGCAGAATGTCAGCCTCTGGCTCGAATTCTGTTTGCTGGTCTCTGGACTATTGCTGACAAAGAAGGGCGTCTGGATGACCGTCCAAAAAAGATAAAAGTGATGGTGCTCCCTTTTGACGATGCTGATTGCGACGTTCTTCTGCAACAACTCCATCAGCACAAATTCATTAACCGCTATCAGGTTAATGGGGACTCATACATTCAGATTTCTAACTGGAAAAAGCACCAGAACCCACACTGCAAAGAAGCTGCTAGTGAGATACCAAAACCAGTTGAAAACGATAGAAGCACCGGACAAGAACAGTGCAAGGAAGATAGTGAGGAAGACAAGAAGGATTCAGGAATAGCTGAAGTCATTGAAAATAAAGGAGCACCAGAAAAGCATAGTGCAAGCACGGTGCAAGAATCAGTGGAGAACAATTTAAATCCTGCTGATTCCTTTAACCTGATTCCTGATTCCCTTAACCCTGATCCTGATTCCTTGGATAACACCCAAGCCCCTTCCGCGACTTGCGAAGGTGACCAAGGGGCTGAGCAGGCAACTGTTCATCAGATGGCTAGTCGATACGCATTCGAAGGTTCTGTGGTTCGCCTGAATCACAAAGACTACCAGGCGTGGTTAGCCCTGTACCCGCTGATTGACCTGCAGTACGAACTGCAAAAGCTGGATATCGAATTCAGCCATGAAAAGCCGAAAAACTGGTTTATTACCGCCAGCCAAAAACTGAGCTACCAGAACAAGCAGGCGTCTTCACGGACGCCACGCAAGATTGCTAATGGGCGCCAGCCGGAAAACTTTGCAGCGAAGGACTACGGGCAGACTGAAATCCCATCATGGGCGAGGGACTGATCATGGAACTGGAAGAAAAAATCTCAACCATCGAGAAAATGCTCGAAGTCCTGAGCAATCCGCCTGAGCAGTTCCCTAATTGCGAA